AACACTGGTTCAAGAATTGGAGCTGGTGCTGGTCAATTACTGACAAGTGCATGGGATTCTGGTGAACTTGTAATTCAAACAAGAAACGCTGCATTTGGTCTTTTATATGTTGGTACTGTTGATATTGAAGGATCTGCCAATGCACGAACAATTCCTCCATCTCTTCGCGGATGGTGGTTAATGGAACTCTAAAAAACGCAAATGACTGCATACTACGATTCTATCAAAACGATGCGTGCCGCAAAAATTGGCACCATTATGCCCTGGGGCGGCGATGGAGGTACAGGATTTCTAGCCTCCAATATTCCAAAAGGATGGATTGTCTGTAGTGGGCAGACATTGAATGCAAGAGATTATCCTCTATTAGCTTCTGTTCTTGGAGACACCTATGGTGGCAGCATGGCAGATTCTTTGGGAAATCATTATGAATTTCCATATTACGGATCCACTGCTACTTTTAGATTGCCACAAATTTCAAATAGTGTCTTAATGGATCTGGAAAGATATCATTTGGATATACCAAAATATCAATATGGGCAATCAAATGTTGCAACAACAGTATTCAATGAAAATGGAACAACAATCGGAAGTTTAGTTTCTAATTATGGAGAAACAGTCTCAATTAGAACTACTCATGATGCATCTGCAGATATAGATTTTACTTTAAATCTAACAGGAAATTTATATTTTCAATTTACCAATATAACTTTAACTGCACCTGATTTTTTAGAGACAGTTCACACTTTAAATAGAAAATTGGGAATTAATCATACTCCATCACATGGTCATGCTGATAGCATCCCTTCAGTTAATCCATCTGGTTCTGGTCCAATGCCATTTAGGACAGACGGGGGCATTGTTATGACTGGTAATGCATCGATGCATTGTAGTCAATCGAGAGGACCGAATACATGCTCTTTGGAAGACACTGAACCAACTACATGGCAGGGTGGGTCAGAAAATATTACTTTTTATGGTGATGCCAATAAAGAAAATACATTGCCTAGATGTGATTCTTTCATGGAATTTATTCAGGATAGCACTGGAAAAGATTATTGGGGATTTGTTCCTGCTGGAGAAAATAATTTTAGAGCTACTGGTGCTTCTCGTGGCAGTGGTCATGCTACAGATGTTTACACACAGACACTTTTTGGACGTGGGGAAACAGATCAAATTGTTGATACTGTTCCTATCGATACTCACAAAACACCGTGTCATGTGGGGTATTTTCCAAGACCAATGTTGGAAAGAAGTAGACCAAATTTCCTTGGATACGATACTGGATCTCCAATTAGATCTGATGGATTAGTTGATAATCCAGAAACTGCTCCAGTATTTTCTGTAACTGGATGCCAATTAGATGCCACTCCATTGGTAATATTGCCAGCAGGAACTGATCTTCGAAGATCATATGGAGAGTTGCCAAATACTTGGTTTCAGTATGATGCAATTACGCCATTGATGTATGTCACCCCAGTAAATGTTGACCAGAAATATGACATTCTCAGGGAGGGAACATATGTGCAAAGTGTTATACTGAATGAAGCAACACAGCGATATGAAGTTACTTTATCAACCGCAGCACTTTTGAGCGGAACATATGATTTGCAATTTAGACACGGTGCGTTTCCAACTAGTTTAAATCTTGCTGGATCAAATAAAGATCCGTTAGACCAGGCGTTTAGATCACATAATCATGGTAGTTTTGAAATTTCTCAGGGAATGGGATCAATGTCTGGACCGCCATCTTATACAGCATCTGATGCTGATGGATCTTCACTACAAGCAGAAAGTTTAGAAAATGCTCTAAATATTTCTTGTGATGTATCTCAACCAAGCGTCACCATAACATTCATCATCAAAGCATACTGATGGCAACATTTTACTCGAAAGAAAGAGCAAAGTATGGCAATTTAACTGGTCAAATCATTATTTGGCCAGTTCAATATGATGGAACACCATCTGATGGAGCAAATCCAATTAATTTACCTGCTGGTTATTTGAAGTGTGATGGAAGTAGATATTTTGCTAAAGATTACCCCCGTCTTGCCTCAATTTTAGGAACTGGACAACAATCTAAATTTCTCAGAAGAAACATTGATGGGACAGCATTAGATCAAATTACAGATGAACAATTTGCGGTTCCAGATTTGGGGTCTAAATATCCAGAACCAACATCTGGAGCTAATGCTGGTGTGTATAACAATATACGACTGAATAATCCTTTAGGAAATGAAATTAGTAGATCTGGAATTGGAATTGAGGCAGTATCTGCTATTGGAAATGATGTGAGAATTACTTATAGTGGCGATATTAGTGTACCATCTCAAGAAATTCCAATTAGAGGTCGCCCTTCATATACATATGCTGGTGCTTCACATTATACCGATATAGAAGGGGTAGAAGAAAATTCAATACATCCCCATGCTCATTTTCATTCTGCTGTTAGAGCAAGAAATATGGCACTAACAGAAGTGTCGAGTTCTGCGCCACGAGCAGCTGGTCAAACTGGAAGAAGAAATGCATCAACAATTAATGTACAAGATTGGTTGGATGCAACTGTAAATAGTAGTGGAATTCCTGGAAGTGGTCAACAACCATGCCTTGCTATCGATCAATGGAATCCAAATGCAGGAACACCATTTAGCGGTCAACCAGTTTGGGGTAATGGAGCATTCCAAACACTTTACTATGGCGGGTGTATTTTTGGATATGGTGAACAATACAATTATAACTGCTTAACAAATCAAAGTTTTACAGTAAATAGAGCTACACTTGATGGATCTGCAAATCAGTCAAATACAGCAAGATTCGTAAGTCAGGGTCGTATTTTAGTTTGCTTGCCTCCAGAAGAAGGAGCAGCAACTCAAGATTCAAATAATGATGTCCCAGCAACATATATTCAGGGTTCTGCCCCTATAGATTTTCTTGGAAATAGTTTATATGATGTTTTACCATTACAAAGTAATCAGAATGTTTTAACTGCAGTATGCACTCCTGATATTGAAAATGTTGCCACTGATACTTCAGATTTAGAAATTTCCGCTGGGGCAGATCCAACCAGACATAATCACAGAATTGATTTGGAAACTACAGAACATACATATAAAGTAAAAACTAGAGCAATTAACATTCCACCAGAAAATCTTGTAACAACAATGAGTATTGGGGTAGACTCATCTGTTTCTGTAGATTCTGCATGTGCTCCATTTATTGTTATGGAATACCTAATTAAAATATAATCATGCAAAGTTATAGAAATACTAGAAAAGGATTTTTGACAGATCTTTTAGTAGATACAACACCAATTGGGGCAATAGTGCCTAATTTGAAGACTGGTCAGAATTCGTATGATCATGACTATATTAAATTTAATGCAGCTGCATTTCCAGCATTAACTGATACTTCTGGAAATGCATATCAATCTGGAGATGATCCAGCTTATACACATGAGGGATATCTATATTGTGATGGAAGCGAATATAATATTGCAGATTATCCAGCATTATTTGAGGTAATTGGAAACACTTATGGTGGAAGATCTAGTAGTGGGATTGACATAACAAATGGTGGATCTGGGTATACTAGCGCACCAGTTGTTGCGATTTCTGCACCTCCATCTGGAGGAATTCAAGCACAAGCTGTTGCAACAATAGACATACAGACAGGAAGAGTTATTGCTATTGACATTATTACTTCTGGAAGAGGATATGATCCAGAAAATCCACCAGCAGTGACAATTTCTCTTGGCGGTGGTGTAGGTGCTACAGCAATTGCTAGAATTGGCGCTGAAGAAGGAAATATCCAGGGCATTAATCAATTTAATGTTATGGAATATTGGGGAGATCCATATCTTGGAACTTTTAAAGTTCCTGATACAGTTGCAAAAAAAATCGTTGGCAATTCACCAGTATATGGAACAAATTCTCCAAATATTGGCAACTCAACTCTTGGTGTTGGAACTACTGGTGGAGCATGGTTTTTTGATAGAAATCAACAAGATAACTATTTTTCGTTGGGAAGAATTACAACAACTGGATATGAACAAGTAACAGAAACAACAGCAGTTGATATCATAGGATCTCAAACAATTACTGTTTCGATGAGAGAATCGAAATTAGCAGGAGTTCCACAGCATAATCATACGGTTTACCATAGTGTCCCTGGACAGTCAAATTATATTGCCGAAGCTTCTGGAGATAGATATCTTCAAGATTATCGACCTGGAACGGGCAGATTAACTAGATGGTTTCCGACGTCGGGGCAAGTATTTACTCATAAACATGGACTTCTTCGACAACCAAATACTGATAACACTGTTGCAACATATGATGTACTAGATTATCTTGGCGGAGCGGGAGGAAATGGAACAATTAAAGATCCAACAGTTCCAGAAGCAAATCAATATTATTTGGCATCTGGAGCTCAGGGCGCTGGATCATATCAATTTTTAACATTTATTCCAATTCCGATATCTTTAAAATTTACTGGAGCATCTCTCGTTGGTGGAAGAACAGTAAATACTGGGGGAACACCAATTTTTGATTTTACTGATCAATGGGAATACACAACCCCAGGTGGACCATATGTTATTAATTTGGGCAATATTACTGGCGGTACACCAGATAATTTAATTGTTCAAGCTGTGGGAGGCGGGGGATCTGGTGCAGCGGGTACAGCAGCTGGAAATAATGGTTCGAATAGTATTGTTAAAGTTGGTGATGGATCTAAAGTTTGGCTTACTGCAGGCGGTGGTGGTGGTGGTCGTGCATCTGCTGGATTGGGTGGTGGTACTGGTGGAAATGCAGGAACTGTAGGAAATGCTGGTTCTGAAAGTTTTCCTGGCACAGCTGGAGTTGCTGGAGGAAACGGTATAAATGGCGTTTCTGGAAATGGTTGGCCAGCAAACCAATATCCAAACAATCCAGGTGGGGGTGGATATGGACCACCATCAGTATTTTCTCCATATGGAGATGCTACTGCGGGAGTAAATGTTTTTGTTGGTGGACAGAGTGGAAGATATACACAAGAATTTACATCAAATGGAACTTTTAATTTTGCTAGTGTAGGAAATCCAACTCGTGCAACATTTGTGATTCACGGCGGCCGCGGCGGCGATGCTCGCGGTGGAAGAACTGGTGCTAGTGGAGGTGCTGTTACATTAGAATTAGCAACTGATCAACTTTCTACAATGAGAAGTTATGCTTGGTCGGTTCAAATTGGTGGAGCTGGAACAAGCGGACTCACTGATAATCCATCTGGAGGAAGTGCATCTCACTCTGGAACTGGTGGATACGGTGGAGAAGGACATGCAGATGCAGATGGCGGCGGTGGTGGTGCTTCAACAATTTTGTTGAGGGGATCACAAATTGTCGCAGGAGCTGGCGGAGGTGGAGGAGCTGGTGCTGATGGTTACGATGGCGGCGCTGGGCAAAATGGACTTGGACCTCCTGTTGGATTGCAAGCAACTACCAGTCCTCTTGGTGCTGGTGCAGGGGGAACTGGAGGAGCATATGGATGTGTCGGCGGCGGCGGTGGCGGCGGCGGTGGTGGATGTGCTATCAATGGACTTACATTCGGCGGAAGCGGTAATGGAGGCGCTTCTGGTGGTCCTGGTGGTGGTCCTGGAGCCGATGGCGGACACGGCGGCGGTGCTGGAGCAAATTCTGGCGTTAGTTCTTACAGATCTGACTATTTTTCTAGTGCAAACTTAGGTCTTTCATTTCATAATCAGGGTAATCAGGGTTGGGGAAGAGCAGAAATTGATTATAATGATGATTATTGGACTCCTGGCGGTGGCGGTGGGGGGTCTGCTGGTGCTTTTCAAGGGTCAATTCCATGGAGTAGATTGGATAATCCTGCATCAATCGAAGTATATGTTGGTGCTGGTGGTCAAGGAGTTTCAGTTGGTGGGCAAACTACAGGATCGACTACTACTGCTGGAAATGGATATGTTCGTGTTGGACTTGGCAAAATTGTTGGATATGAGGGTGGTTTTACATCAACAACAGTGGGCGATGTTATCGCAGAAGGTTCTCAAGATGCTAATGTTTGGGATATTAATGTTTTTGGAAATGGTGGAGGAACTGGAACTGCTGGTAACTTTAAACTTCCAACATCTACGCCCACTGTATACATTGTGGGAACAGGAACTGGAGCAGTTGCAACTGCAACAGTGAGTGGCAATCGAGTACTTTCGGTAACTCTCGTTAGTGGTGGAAGTGGATATACAGAAGTTCCTTATGTTTATGTTGTTAATGGTGCTGGATCTGTGGCAATTGTAGATGCTACTATTAATCCAGAAACAGGAGCAGTTGCGACTTTATCACTGGTTCCTGGTTCATCACAAGCATATACAAATTATTTAAAATTTGGAGGGACTGGTGGAAATTCTGCAACACGATTTGCTGTTACTGTTCCAATGAATACAGAAGATGCAAATTATTTTTCGATTAAGTGTTGCAGAGGAAATGGTGTAAACGGAGGCAATATTCCAGAAGAAGTTTTGAGAGCATATTATAGATTGGCGGGCACAACAACCTGGGTTCTTTTAGATACTATAGTAAATCCAAATGCTACTAGAGTCGATCCAATTATTGGAGATGTCCCAGCAATTTCTACAGCATGGGATGGAGCATCTGGAGATACAAAATGGTATACTTATACTGTAGAGTTACCACAGGCAGCAAAAGCACAAAATACACAATTTAAGATTGAGCAACCAAGAGCTACACCAAATGCCGCAAATGATAATGCAGAAGATACAGATCATTATGGAATTGCTGAATTTATTGTTTGGAACTCAAAGGTATCAAGACTTATATTTGTTCCTTCTCCTGGTTCCATTTCAAAACCAGCAATTGATTCTTTGAGTTATACAATTCAGGGGCAAACTGGACCTGGAATTACATACAGTTCTGGACTTGGTGCAACAGACGCCAGACTAACATTAAAATCTACGACAAAAGTTGAACCACGAGCTTTGATTGATCCTGATTATAATATTCCGCTATTGCATCCGTATAGACTTTGCAAGTACTTAATCAAAGCATTCTAAATATAGTTTGGAGACCCATAGTTAGATAATATGTCAACCTATAATTCAGCTGATATGCCTGTTTTACAGGTGCAACTTGATGTTATTCAGCAAGAAATTACCTACAATAGTATTTCTAAGACAATTCCAGAATCCTATTGGACTGATGAGTTGGTTCCTTTTTTATATCCTTTATGGGATAGTGATAAGGACAAGTTGATCTCTTTTAATTTTTATACCAATAACACATATTTTGCAAAACGCAGAAAATATGTGAAAAATTTTAAGACGGGTGAATTCCAGTGGATTGATTATGAAATGGAGCAAGTTGATGTTGTTGAAGCAGTTCAATTAAAAGATAAATTGATTGAAGCATTCTATCTTTTGGATTCTATTGCGGAAGATGATTATGAAAAGCAGTTAGCAAGAATGTATTCTAAACAAAAGCAAGTTTCGCCATTGACCGTTAGAATTGCTCGTAATTTTTTATTAGATGAAACTGATTGGGCAATTCTTCCTGATTGTGGTTTGTCAGACGAAGACAAACAAATGTATATTAAATACAGACAAAAATTAAGAGATTTAACAAAAACTATAGAGTTTTCAACTGATGTTGAATCAACTAAATTTCCTATTTCTCCAGAACTTTATAAGAATCTGTATTTTTTAGAAAATCCAGAAGAAGAGTATCTTGAAACACCAGCACAATACATACCTTTAGGAAAGCATTATTTAAAACAATTCCGTGACAGAATCGCACAATATATGGTTCTTAAGTCTCTGACAGAAAAAAATTATTTTGATACTTTATTGTCAGAGTATGAGACAGTTAGAATTTCATATCAACCAACGCCAGACGGAATTATTGAGGATAATTTAACACCAGAAGAAATTGAAATGAGAAAAGAATGGTTGGAAAAGCTTCTTATTCATGTTCAAACAGAATTAGATGAAGGAAATACAGGGGAGCAAGAATCGTGATTATTCAGGGAAACGAATTGCAATTATATGATTTAATTGCGTCATATACACAAAGATATCAGTGTTCTTGTCTTTATTTTGATCTAACAAGATTTAATGCATTAGATGAAGCAAAAAAAGAGATTGTAATCAAATTTTATGAAGAATTTATCGACGAATATGTTTTAGACATAATTAGGCAAGGGAGATTCAACACAATTAGATTTGATGACGAAGATCTTGCAACAATAAATGCAGTTGCTTGGTTTCCTAAAATCGACTATTGCCCAGACGAAGATCATTACATTCATGCGTATGTCGTAAATGTATATGGTGATATCGTGTGGGAAAATATTCCAGAAAAGAAATTGACAGAAGAACAACAATGAGTTAGACTTTCTTTAGTAACTGAATTTACGAATGAAAGTCCCCACACAACCTGAGTTGATTCATCTACAACTCCAAGCAATGTTGCGCGATCACAATATCCCCGATACAGAAGTCAAGTATCTTGGTGATCGTGAATACACACCAGATTATCAGGCTCATCCAGAGTATCATGGTCAAATCATGCCGTGGTATTTGATTGCGAACAAGCATGAGGTGCCTGTATGCGATATCGCAT